TGATGTTAGATAAAGGTGTCTTCATCATAAACTCTTCAAGACTATCTACACAATTTACATGATCCTCAACAGAGTAGTAATTATTAGATTGAACAGCTACTATTGTTTCTTGTTTTAACGATCTGTAGATATGCTCAACATATTTCTGTTCAATATGTTCTATACTGGTGTTAATATAAACTTTACAATCAGGAACATTCAAAGTTGTATCTCTAGTTTCAAAGTTTATATTATAATCATCGAACAAGTATTCACCCATGATTTTACATCCTGGATCGATATCAGAATTGACTATTATATTGTCTGGAAATTCTTTTCTAAGAAGATATGATGTTAGTCCTAACCAACCAGCAGCAACATGTATGTCTTCCATGCCAATGTAATCTGAAAGACAGTCTACCAACCACTGCTTACCAGACCAGTGCTTGGGTCCTAGTCCGTTACCTACTTCTTTTATTCTATTGAGATTTAGTTCGTCGGGATTGTCATAAATATATTCAACGAGCTTGAAACCTCGTTTCAAGATTTGATTATCCATTATATAATCTTATTAAGTATTCCGACAACTGTCTTTGCAGTTGTTTTTTTATCAGACATTTTCTTTAACATCTCAACAACATTTTCTTGATTATTGATAACCGTAAGAAATTCCACAACGTCTTTTACTGACTTCTCTAAGTCTTCAGTAGACACACCAGAGATTATGAAAGAGTTAATCTTGGCAATTTGCTCATTGATTTGCCCGTCTCTTTTTTTAGAAAGAGCTTCGTGCATGACTACTTTCTTTTGTAACTCTTTAATCACATTATCAGTGTGTAACTGAGCTGCAATTGCTTTCTTCTTCCAATCTTTAATCACACTTTCAGTGTGCAACTGAGCTGCGATTGCCTTTTTCTTCCAATCTTCCATTCTTTCTCGCTCACGCGCTGCATGAACTCTAGCTTCTAAAGAATGTTTTTGCCACCTATCAACTTCCGCTTGATACCTTTCAACTTCTGCTTGACACCTATCTACTTCACCTTGATATAGATCCGCTGCAGCAGTTTTAGCAACCTCTACAACACTAGCCATTTGTTGTCTCTTAAATTCAGCTGTAGTATCTAAAATTTTCTCGTTAGTCCAGCCTAGATCTTTTAGCGCTTTGTGCTGCACTGTGTCTGGTTGAATATATTCTTCAATGATACCATCTTCTTCAGATTGATGCAACACCAGAATAGTGTCTTGTTGATCATTTGTATATCTTGCTTCTATGATATCTTTATACATAATTTTTCCTACGTTTGTTCAATTCTTAGATAGTAAGTGTTAGCTGTAATAGCGGTACCGTTGGGAAACTCCTGAGCTCTATAATCATCAGCGCTTACAAATCTTGTTTGATAATTACCTGAACCATTAAGAATAGTATCTGACATACCAGTTCCTCTGTTATTTCCCGAGCCATTAATATTATATCTAATTCTAGATCCTTCTACACTAGCCGCTACATGTTTAACACAGTTCTTAAGAATATCATCAAAGCTAGCTGTAGTGTATTCTTGTAAATCATTATCAGATCTAATAAAAATAGGCGATGAGTATGATATAGCCGATCCAGCATTTACTCTGAATAGATAATAGTTAGCTATTGTATCAGGAGTACCGTCCATATTACTACCAATATTACCTGAGGTATAATCAGATAGATCAGCTCTTGTATCGGTAAAGACAGGAGTTGAGCTTATAAGAGTAGAGCCAGTTAGAGTGTTAGCTGAATGTATTCTGTACGTACCAGGTTGATCTGTACCATCTGTAATATTATCAATTGCAGGATATATAAACGTGTCGTACATATCCGTAAGCGTCATAGCTTTTATATTACCACTATCACTGTAAACAGGAAACGCTATATTGTTAGTATCTGCAGTCTCGGTTGTACTAGCTGCCGTTTGATTTATTCGAGAGTAGTTAACAGACACAGTTCCTGGCTCTGCTGTGGTAGATTCCGGTGCATACTCCGCTGCACCGTCATCATCAGCATCTTGATTACCTGTTGTTGTAGATACAGCTCCAGCTATTTTTCTAGTATCAGTTATAGTTCCTAACCCACCTCCAGATGTAACGAAGGTAAGATTTACTGACGGGTCAGTAGAATAAAGATATCTTACTTGAGATTTTATCTCGTTTATCTGGGTAGTCGTCATCTCTTGGAGATTGCTTCCATTGAGACGAAGCGGAGTTCTCACTGCCATTATTAACTTCCTGCGCCATAGAGTGTCTTTATAGCTGATCCAGCTGAGTTATAAATTATTAAAGATACAGCAGATTTTAGTTCAGAGCTACCAACAGCATCAGCTGCAATCATTGCTGTTGAGACTTGTGCTTGAGATACAACTCCGGAGGTGTTTGTTGTTAAAACTCTATCAGCGGTAGTCATACCTCCAAGTTTAATAGGTACATGAGAAGCTAACCCAAGAGTAACTCCGTCACTTGCAGCCTTTAAGAATTCTCTAAGTGATCCTGCTTTCATGTATTGGTATGAAACTGTAGCGCCTTCAGATCCATCAGTCAAGATAGAAGATGCTGATGAAACAGTATGATACATAAGTTCTTCACCGGCGTCATTGTGCCCCGACATACTCAACATAGCTGAAGTTACAACAGATGGACTCTTATCTGCATTTCTAATATTAAAATTTGCAATGGTATCAGAATCACTAACTTGAACTGAGCTGGTTGGTCTAAAATATATACGAGGTGAGTTGTTATACCCTTGAATAGATTTAACATCTGTAATATCAGAATCTAAATGAAAAGTAGTACCACTTAAGTTAATATTATTACCAGCAGCATATGTTGTGTCTGTAGAAGTAATGGTAATATCATCACCAGATCTAGTTATAGTGCTTGCACCAGCGCCTGTAAATGTTACAGTTTGATTTGAATATACTGGAGCAGAACCTCCTGTACCACTTGCAGCGATATTCCAGCTAGCATAATTATCATAAGTATTTTTAATAGATACGGCACCACTTGATACTGTAAAGTCATTTGTATTAAATAAGGCAATACCTTTGTTAGTGGTTGAGGCATCTTCTCCTTTGATAGTTGAGCCATCAAAGTCAATACCTTCACCAGCAGTCATTGCTGTTAGAATAGATGTCGCTGTAGGACCTGTGTATGTTATTAATCCAGAAGTATTATTATATGAAACACTTCCTAAGTTAGAGGAAGATACAGAAAGCTGTCCAGGAACATCTGTTAGTCTTGCAATCGTGCCTGCATTAACTCCAGAGAATTCCCATTTATCATTAAGCTCGTTAAATTGTAAAATAGCATTAGCTTGATCACCTCGCTCTATTTCGATTCCAGATCTAAGCGAAGTTGCTGGGGTGCCTGTTTGACCGCTATTGAGAACCATAATGTTATCTTCAATAGTCATTTCAGCAGTATTTAAAGTAGTAGTGGTTCCACTAACAGTTAGGTTACCCGTTACAACCAGGTTTTGAGGAACAGTAATATCGTCCGCCAGTACAACATCTAATGTACCGTCTACATCTTGATAGGCAACAGAAACTCCTGTCTCAGTGTTGCCAGTAAACATTGCTCCGACTACGTCTTGAATCTTTTCCGGGTTTAGTCTAATAATACCATTTGAACTGTCACCTAAAAATGAGCTATCAGTTAGATCACTAAACACCACTGCTCTGCTCATATTACCAAGAGTACCTAGCTGCCAGTAATCTAGATCTTCTCTCCACAGAAGCTGTGCACTATCTGCAGTACCACGATCTACAATAAAACCAGCATTACTGACTGGATTACCAGTTGTACCTGATAGAACTTCTAAGAACTGAGCTGCGTTAGTAGTTGTACCACTTACAGTAAAGTTACCAGTAACTGTAAAGTTACCTCCAGCTGAAATATCATTTGTTACTGTTAGATCATTTCCAATAGTAACATCATTAGGAAGTCCAATAGTAGCAGAAGATCCTTCGCCTGGAGTGTGAGTAACCTCTACTTCATTAGAGGTACCAGTGATACCTGACATATAGTTACCAGCAGTCTCTGTTCCAAGAATAACACCGTTGTCTTTAATTGTTACATTACCACCAGTAACTAAGAAATTAGATGTATCAAATTTAGCAACACCTAGACTTGAACTAGTCGCAGTTTCTGCTGCTATGGCTATTTGATTATTAGTTACTGTAGTATCGATAGCAGAACCAGCTGCAAAGGTAATTGTATCGCCTAACGTTACATCATCTGTAACTCCAGCAGACGCTGCAATCTTAAACGCTCTACCAGTTGATGTTACGATGCCACCTATGTTAACATCACCATCTACTACAACATTATCTCTAAACTCTGCACTATCTGTGACTGTTAACAGACCATCAATAGTAGTATTGTCTAGTGTTGTAACACCATCTACATCGAGATTACCAGTAATAGATGCACTATCAGCTGCTAACCTATCTACAAAGGCTGTACCGTCTAGATATAGATGCTGCCATTGTTGAGTTGTACTACCAAGATTATATGTATCGTCTGTATTAGGAATAATATGAGAATTAACATCAGCATTGAATACAACATTGTCAGTACTAGCATCACCTAGATTAATATTAGAGTTTGTACCAGCTTTAAATGTTACTTCACCGTCTACAATAAGAGTACCACCCATTGTGGTATTTCCTGTGACGTTTAGGTTGGTGTTAATATTTACAGAACCATCAACAACTATATTGCTTTTAAATTCAGCACTATCGGTTACAGTTAATTCATCTCCTAGAAAGGTATGAGAGTTAACTTTAAGGTTGCCTTTAATAACATTACTAGCTGCAGAGTCTCTCATATGAAGCTTAGCAGAGTTTATTAATGTATTATTAATAGAGTCTAATCTAGTATCTACTTCGTTAATAGCTCCAACTATATCTGAGTCTTGAGTAGTGGATAAAGCTCCTCTCCACCCTACGTCACGAGAGATGATATTAACCTTTTCTTGAAAGGTCTTTACTGTATCGCTAATATTTACAATCTGCTTTGGCATCTCTATTTCTCTACTAGTTTGGTCAGTAAATCTTTTATATCACTCATATCATTCTTTAATTGATCTACATCAGATTTTAGTTGTTGTTGCTCCTGCTGCTGCAATCGCCAATTATATTTTCGAGTTCTAGCTAAGTCACTCTCAGATCTATTTATATTAATAACAGCACCAGTTTTTTTATCTCTTATAAGATCTGTATGCCCTTCAACTTTTAAATGATTCATATTAAACCGTTAATGCTATAATTCTTAAATCGCCAAAGCGAGGAGTCTTTGCGCTATTGGTAGATTTCATAACTATTTTAACTTGGAATTGATCGAAGTCATCTAAATGACCTCCTATTCCTCCAGGTAAGAATCTATAATCTCTATAGATAGTTGGATTATCATCTGAAGGCATATCTGTTTCCGGAGCAATCAAAACAAAGTCATTATCAAGTAATCTACCACCGCTATTAGTTCTATAGTAAACATCGAAAGATGCAGCTGATGGCTTGTTAGCAGCTAACATAATTTTTAGACCCTTAGCTTTTTCAGCTAGAGTAACCGGTCTTGTAAGATGTTTAGCTAATGTAGACCCTCCTCGAGCACTTGTTTCTACAACAGTATTCAATGCATTGTTATTATCAATTCTATTGTGTATTGTAGCTACAGATGTTCTTTGAAGATCAATTACTGGGGATACCTTATCGGATACAGAAGTAAAGTCTAGTTTAAATGTACCAGACCTTTCTCCGGCTGATAATTTAACTGTATCATTAGCTTTAGTAGCAAGTATCTTAGGAGTTTGGAAGTAAATATTTCTGTTGATTGGATAAGAAGTATAAGATGTCTCTTTTTGATAAGCTGTTTGATTACTTGAACCAAGAGATTTTCCAGACGTTAGCTTTGCACTTAAAGATATGTTAGTAAGAGGTGGTAGTATATTTTCTACTTTTACCATCATAGTCTCAAACATGTTCTGCCGTTCAATAGTAAAGTTACCTCCTCCAATAGTAGAAGAAGTAGCAGTTGATCCTGCTGTAAATGTAAAGTTATCACCGTCAATAGCTACTACTGTTCTTCTAGTAGGAGTCGACCCTTGGAAGTTAATACTATCTGCTGGAATACCACCTGTAGAAGCAGCACCTAAGATTTTTACAACATCTCCGATCTGCAGTCCATGATCTGGAAGATGTACAGAAACTGTAGCACTATTATTTGTAGTTGTAAGAGCATTAGATACATTAACCATAGCAGGAGAGCTATTCTCAATAATAGCTGAACCAGTTGTATTAAACTGTGCTCTCATCAGTTCGAAAGTAAGATCTTTTGTTTGATCCGGCTCCCAAGTTCTAGCGTTTTGAGATTTAAATAATGAACCCAAAGTAGCCTGTTTAGTTAATCTTCTCTCTGTAGATCCTAATAAGAATTCTCCAGCTTCTGCTACGAACACTTCATACTCATTAGAATCAGAAAGAAGTACTATAGCGTACTCTTCATTACCTGATAAGTAGACAGGCTCTTCTAATGTAAAAGTAGTAACCGCTGTACCATCATCAGATACTGTAATAGCAGAAGGAGATTTGAATAAGGTAGATCCTGGTACAATTGCATCTGCAGATGGGTGACCGTTTACCATAGGTCTAAGTTGAGCTACAACTGGTACTGCTCCGGTTAAAGGTTTAGATTTAAATCTAACTTTAATAGATGTGATAAACACCCCTTCAAGATCTTCTACAAGGAAGGACTGAGCTAGAGGATCTTTACCTCTTCTTCGAGTCTCAACTGAAACTCCGGTAGATACTCGAGTTGTTGAAACACCAAGGTCTACAATCCTAGTAGAGAGTACTGTTTGCTGTCTATGTATAGTAATACCTTGAGCAAAGTATTTAGCATCTGCAATAGAAGTACAAGCGTCTTCATCATTTATTGATATGTCAAGAAGACTAAAAGTACGATCACCTGCAGCAAATTTAATTGCATCTGTGTGAGGTAAGAAGAAAGATCCAGCTAAAGATCCATCTGCTTCTGTAACCAGTGATGCTGTAGGTCCATCTGGATGCTCTGTTATATTGTTGTAACCTGTAGAATAATCTGAATCAAGAGTAGATATGCGTCTGAAAGTTTCTTTCTTTACCCAGCTAGCTACACTTTTATTAGAGAAGAATGGAAAATGTCTTGTACTTGGTTTTAGTCCTTGAGCTTTGAAAAAGATCTTTCTAGTGCGCATGAAAGGAATAAAGGTACGGTTGACTTCTACACCTTCTTCATCAATAAATTCTGTCTTAGTTCTTAGCCCTTCAACCTTAACGGATGTATCATTTCTAAACAAAGGAGTAGTAGTTGTGTTACCGTCTCTTACAGCATTAGCTGTATCTCGTTGAGTAGCTCCTACTAAAGTATCTCCTAATTGATCTCCAAGCGAAATATTTTCAGCACCTGACCAGTTAAAACTCCAATCATCCCAAACTTGTCCGCGAATATTACCCTGCTCAAATCCTCCGTCTACTACAATAGGATCTGTAAATGCTGTTTCAAACCATTCATCAGATGCAGGTGAAAGCTCCATAAAGCCTCTTTTCTGAACAACAGCAAATGGGTTAACATTTTCAAAACCTGTTACATAATCATTTTTTAGATAACTGATCTCATCATGCTTTAGAATTATGTTGTCCCCAAATCTCCTTACGTTTGAGTTACCTGAATTGTCACTATCATAATAGAGTTTAACATTTCTGTTAGTGAAAGAAGGACGTAGCTGTTTGCGGGATGGGTCAATAGCTGCTCTATAATCTAGAGAGTTAACAAAGGATCTAGATTGGTCTTTAAAGTTATCTACAAAGAAACCAGACTTACTTCTACTTAATCCAGCAGAATCAAACACATCCATTTGAGATGTTTCTAACTCAAGTAGGGTTAGGGCTGTAGTTTCTTCTAAGCTAGATACTCGCTGCTCTAGCTTACCAATGTCTGCCATTGTAAAGCGCTTATATCTGAGCATCTCAGACTGTAAATCATTGTCATCAACAACATATGGATTCATTGTTACGTTAAATAAATCCAGAGAATTTTCAGGTGATTTAGGAAGCTTAGGTTGTACTGCAGCTGCACCTAATTCTACAGAAATATTACTATTAGTATCAATAGCTACTTTTGCTGATTGAGCTTGATAATAATTCACATCAAAGTTAATTAGGTCGGTAGGTCTAGGTAGCTCGTTAATAATAGCTCCAGATCCAAAATTTCCAGAAGAGTTAACTACTGGTCTAAAGTCTAACACGTTACGTAGGTTAATTACACTACCATCTGCTTTACTGAAATTTTGAATATCTTCATAGTCTACTTGACCAATATACGAATTAACTGCGAAAAAGTCTCCACCTGCTCCATGTTCAAAGAATTTATATTTTACATATACAGCTGAAGGAGCAGTATTACCAGCAATAAGATTAAGTTTACCTAATGCATAAAAATCATCTCTTTGACCATTATCTGTTTCATAGATAGCTGCAATACTATCTCCATCTGAATCAGTTGATTTAATTACATCGAAAGAAAAAATATCAGCTTTATCTAATGTGCAGTTACCAGCACCGTCTGGAGAAATAGTTTGAGTTCTCTCTGTAAGAGTCTTTGATCTAACAACGCCAGCTGATTTATTAACATAAGCAAGTATTTCGAGAGGAGTGCTATTACCTTCTTGGGTGTCTATAGTAGATGTTGCAGATCCTGCTCCTGTAGTACTAGCATCTAAAGTAGATATAGTGTTATTAGTAGGAGATATAATCCAATCTGTTGTATTAGCAAAGTTCTCTCCAGATGCAGATAATGATATGTTAACAACTCCGGAACTATTTGTAGAAGCTGTAAATCTACGTTGAACCGCTAATGAGATATCAGAGAGTGATTGAGGTCTAGTTGTAGGAAGGTCAAATAGCAGAGAGCTATTAGCAGCATCTTTTAAAATGGCTTTACTTTGCTCTAGTACTAAATTCCAATAATCGGTTGCACTATCTCCAATTGATTTTGCTTCAGCAAAGTTTTTACCAGAATTCATTTGAATTGCAAAAAGATAGAGTCTATAATTAGCGCCGTCTTCTTCTACATGCCTAACTCGAGCTGTACCAATAGTATTTCCACCATGATTAGTAGCATCTCGCAAATTCATTTCTTGCAATTCGTTAATATCTGGAAGACCTTTGTTACTACTAACTATTACATAACTACCATAACTAGCTGCTACTACTTGATTGTTCAAAGCTGTGGTAGTTCTAGGTTTATCAACTGTAATAATAGTATCTCCACCTGTAGCAGCTCTGTATCCATCTACATAAGCAGTACCAGATGATACGATAAAATCTAGTTTTGTATTATCGGAATCATTAGTTTCAAAAAGTAACTCAAAAGGTTTAACAATATAATCACCAGATTCTTCTCTAGTTCTAAGAGCTAAAACATTATCTATTTGATTATAATTATCTACTGCTGTCACTTGAGAGGTAATGACGCCGTCTCTTACTTTAGCTACTTCAATATAATTTTCATCAGAGTTAATTTCATCTCTAGTAGCAATAGTAAGTTTAATTCTATAACGATCTGCACCAGGAGAAGATAGATTAGGAGTTGCCCCTTGGTTATCGAATAGCGCTACATCATCTGAAGAACTAACAATATCCTGTGTTACTTTAAACCCAACGCTAAAGCTAGGTTTGTTATTATACTTACTAACAATCTTAGATTGAGCTGTACTATGTACAAAATGTTCTTGTGCAAAAAAGTCACCACCATGAATAGATACTTTACACCCTTGACCAACAGCGGGGTTGGATACTGTATTAGTAGCTTGTACTGTTAGCGGATTGGAGCCGCCATCATTTATAGTATCGCCTGGAGCGACTCTTACAGGAGCAGTACCTGCATTTGACACATTAGTGCTTGTATACTGTACAAAAAGAGTTCCTGGTTCACTGCTTGAAACTACAGGAGTAGCTTCAATTACTTTAAATGTTACACCGCCTGCAGAAGTAAAATTAAGCCCTTGTAAAGTAGTTAAATCTTCTGGAAGATTATTAACAGTAGTATCTAATTTAATAAATTCATACTCATTATTTACTGTCACTCCTCCAGGATTTACAGCAGCGCCTTCTTTAAAAATATGTTTGCCTAATCTTCCAATCTCTGATTGAATAATAGTCTGTAATTGAGTAAGCTCGCGGGCTTGTAAAGCACGTCCACTGTTGAACAATACTCTGTGATAGTTATCGCTATCACTGTAATCATCTTTATATGTAGATGAAAATATTTCCGATGTAAACGCTTGAGTCATATTAGTCTTCCATTAGAGTTGGATAATAATTTTTATATCTTCTGTTTGATCTGCGGATCTCTGAACTGCTGCTCTATTATCTATATAGATTACTTCACCTGTAGATGTATCAACATCTGCATTAAGATACGCTAAAGTATCTCCATCAGCAGAAGTTAAATCTAGAACGCCGTTACCTGATGTCCCTATTTGAGTAATACTTTCTTGTTCTTGAAAAGACTTAAATTGAGTATCAGAGTCCTGAATATACCATACTTCATCTGAATCTGTCTTTACTACATAAGCTTGAGCTCCGGAGGTACTTCCCACGATAATTTTATCTAAAGAAAAACTAGCTCCTATGCTAGAAAATTTCATTCTTCTTAAAGCATTACCCGTAACACCTCCAAATAAAGTTGAAGCATTAGGTACTTGAATATTTTTTACCAGAGATACTTGTCTAAAATCGTTACCCACTACCCAGTTGGATCCTTCATCTCCATCTGGTTTTGCAGTAAACATAATAGCCGTTGCTTTTAAATCATCTCTAGGATCTGCTCCGAATCCAGCTGCAGGGCTTAAGATAGGTCTTATGTTTGCTCCTGTACCATTACCTCCAGTAACATCTACATGCGCAAAGGAGAAATTTC